CACTCCCTTCGCTCCCGGATTCCTGATGTACTTGGACTACCTTATCCACCTGAACACTACAGGGACTAAGCAATGACTATAAACCAACGCACAAGAATTCTTTTAACCGCCAGTATGCTAATAGTTCTCACTTATGTAATGCTGCACAAACCTGCTATCCAAGTGAAGAGAATTGTTATGCCATCCGGTTACTTCTGCATTACTTACGTAGACGTACTTGGGAATGAGTCAGAGTGTGTTCCACAGCCCATAACTAAGCTGCCGATGGAATTGCATCCAGAATGCCCCAATGTTTGCAGTGGTTATCAAGTCTATGTGAGTCCACAATGACCCTACCAGCGAGCTTCGCACGGGAAGGCTTCCTCCCCATCAATCAAATAAGGACCAAGCAGCGCCACATCCTCATTGGGTCTGATGGGTGGTCAAACACTGGCAAGACAGAGTTTGGCTTATCTGCCCCTGGACCCGGCATAGTCATCTGCTTGGATCGCGGGTTTGATGGTGTGTTTGACAACCCTAACCCGCCTAAGACCCGCCGTGATGACTTCGCCTTCAAGGTCATCCCTATCCCTCTCGCTACCCAAGCGGCCCAGCCTGAGTACTTAGAGTACTGGAGGGCCTTCTATGCTGAGTACAAGAAGGCTTTGGCTAACCCAGACTGCCGTACCGTGGTATTAGACGGGGACTCAGACTCTTGGGAGCTACAACGGTTGGCTGAGTTTGGGAAGCTTGAGCAGATACCTGCCATACGGTACACAGCGGTCAATGCCGCTAGGCGGGCCATGATTGCTCGTGCATTCGATTCGGGGAAGATTGTCATATCCACGAACAAGCTCAAGGATGAGTATGAGTCCAAGCTGGATAAGAACCTGAAGGAGATACAGCTCAAGACAGGTAAGGCCAAGCGGCAAGGATTTGCTGACCAAGACTACCTCTATCAGTTACAAATCAGACATCTCCATAACCCAGAGACGAATCAGTTCGGACTGAGGATCATGCGATGCAAGAGTGACACTAGCCTGCAAGGGCTGGAGCTATGGGGTGAGGACTGCTGCTTTGCCAGTCTAGTTCAGACAATTTGGCCTGCCACACCACTATCTGAATGGGGGTTCAAATGATACAGGTCATTATAACAAAGACAGTTATCTCGCGTCTATTCAATGGTGAGAGTTTCTTCATTGCAAAATTGAATGCAACGCTAGTCCCAGATAAACAGATAGTGAAGGCAACTACTACATCTAAAATGGATGCACCTCTCTGTATAACTTGTGGGATGATGATGACACCAAATGGCTCTTGCTATAAGTGCGAGAACTGTGGCTCTACTAGTGGGTGCTCATAATGATACTCGTTGACTCGCGTGTGGGGTCTAGAGAGCTAGTCCCCTTCATACAGCGGCTTGGCGTCAAGGTCCAAATGGAGCACTTAGAGTATGGGGATGCTTGCTTCGAGGGCAACGGGCCACAGGGTAGAATCTGTGTAGGAGTAGAGCGTAAGACTCTCAGTGATTTGCTTAACTGCATTGATGACGCAAGGTATAGTGCCCACCAACGCCCAGGAATGATGGCTATGTATCAATCCAATATCCTCATGCTTGAGGGAGTGTGGAAACAGGATTCGGTGACTGGCTATCTTATGGAGTGTATCCGCACTCTTGAATGGCGGCCATACAGATACCGCACTCAAATGGTCAGGTATAACAAACTTTTCAGATATTTGCTATCCCTACAGATAGCTGGAACAATTGTGATTACCACTAGGGACTTAGAGCATACCGCATTCAATATCTGTGAGTGCTTTGCCTACTTCGCTAAAAAATGGGATGACCATACATCCTTACTAGAGACTCAAAAACTGAACATGCCATCCCTTACTGGACGGCCCACACTAGTCAGGCGATGGGCCTCTGAACTCGATGGGGTAGGCGTGAAGTTCGGAATGCAGGCCGAGAGGATATTCAAGACGGCCTATGATTTATCCCAATCGGATGAATCGGATTGGATGAAGATAGAGGGTATTGGAGCAAAGTTAGCTAGGGGCATCATCCATCAAATCCACAATACGGAGTGATGTAATCATTACACATGGATCGTTGCGACCTATGCCCTGCAAAGCACAACTTAGTGCCCCCTAGTGGGCCGGAGGATAGTGATGTTCTATTCATTGGTGAGGCTCCTGGTAAGGATGAAGATAGGCTTGGAGTACCGTTTGTGGGGAAGACGGGCGAAGAAGTCAACAGACATTATCTGCCACTTGCAGGGCTTAGGAGGGACTCCGTACGTTTTGATAACGCCATTGGCTGCCTACCAGATAGACCACAAGGCCGACTTGATATACATAGGGATGCCGACCGATCCCTTCTCCTATCGTGCAGCTCTCATGGCTGCCTTGAAAGACTTGGACAAGGAAGCGCCAGAGTTATAATAGTACCACTAGGAGTACTAGCCTGCTACGCCATAGACCCTGACATTAACCTTGAGCTACAGCACGGCATCCCCCTTGAGACTAGCTGGGGCACAGTGTTCCCGATGTACCATCCGGCAGGTGGGTTGCATGAGCCAAAAAAGATGCTCATGATCCGCAATGACTACGTTAGATTGGGGAAGTATCTCAAGGGCAAACTCAGGCTTCCCGTAGACCACTATGGCACAGACTATCAGGAAATAGGGGCAGATGACCTTTTGACTGACTACCTTGAGTGTAATGATTACACTAGGCCACTAGCCTGTGATACGGAAGTTACTCGGAAACGTGAGCCGTTCTGCCTCAGCTACTCAATGCACCCCGGCACAGGCCGATTGATACGGGCTGAGGATAAGAATGCTCTAGAGATATTCCAGTGTATACTGAACAGGTGGGAAGGCCCCATCCTGTTCCATAACTGGCTATTTGATTCCCAAGTGGTAGAGAAGATGGGGTTAGTCTTTCCCCATAAGCGCATCATTGATACAATGGTGAGAGCCTACCACTTGGGCAACTTGCCACAAGGACTCAAGGCTCTGGCCTACAGGCTGCTTGGGATGAGGATGCAAGACTTCTCAGACCTTGTGGACCCATACTCCACACCCCTTTGCCTTAACTATCTGCGAGAGGCTGTCAACCATGAGTGGCCTAAGCCAGAGGAGCAGACCGTCCGTGACCCACAGGGCCAATGGAAGCTATACAAGCCACAGAGCATGAGCACCAAGCTCAAGAGATTCCTCACCGATTACCAACGGCATCCTGATAAGGACGTATTCCAAGCGTGGGATAACTGGGAAGATGACCACAAGCTGATTGAGATGGTGTGTGGGGAGTGGCCGGGTAAGGACATACGGCACGTGCCGATGGAAAAAGTGATACACTACGCCTGCCGCGATGCCGATAGCACTTTGCGGCTCTGGCCGATATTGCAAGGGATGACTAGGCAGGTTAGGCGCAAGCTATCGGAGCACTGGGATGGATGACATACACTATTCTAGTGAGTCTGAAAGCTGGAGCACTCCTCAAAAGCTGTTCGATGAGCTAGATGAGGAATTCCATTTCACTCTGGACCCTTGTGCTACGCTTAACAATGCCTTATGTGAGAAGTACTATACAAAGGAGCAAGATGGGCTAGCACAAAGATGGTGGGGGGAGAGAGTATTCTGCAATCCCCCATATGGGGATGACATAGGTATGTGGGTACGCAAGTGTGCTAGGGGTGGGGCAGAGCTGGCTGTAGGGTTGTTGCCCGCACGTACAGATACCATATGGTTCCACAGTTTCATACTTGGTAAGGCAGAGATTAGGTTTATCAAAGGGAGAATCAGATTCAGTGGGGCCAAGGACTCAGCTCCATTTCCCCAGCATGATATGTATTTGGAGAGACTGTGGTTAGATTATATAATGGCGTGCGGCTACTAGGCAATGGCCCCAGTGTGGCTAATGTCCAGAAGATAGATGCTGGAGCTTGGCCGATGATCCTAGCTATGGCTAAGACTGGGTTACAGGTTGACCTAGACCATTTCGCCAAGATGGAGACTAGTCTCATAGAGGACATGGACCGCATCACAGAGGAAGTTCGTTCTTTAACTGGGGTGTACTGCAATTTAGATTCAGGCGATCAGGTAGCGGATTTGTTGTTCAAACGTCTAGGGTTGAAACAGGCTCGATATAAACTGACAAATTCAGGTCAGAGAGAGAGTGTGGAAGATGAGGTACTCACGGCGATTCAACACGATCACAAGGTTGTTCCTCTCATTCTTTCGTATAAAGAGTACTCCAAGTTACTTGGGACCTACGTTACCCCCATGCCTAAACTGGCAAGAAACAGTGAAAGTGGTGTGTGGAGAATGTTCCCCAACTTCTCAACTACGAGAGTTCCGTCTGGGAGATTATCCTGTAAACAGCCTAACCTTTTGGCTATGCCCACATGCACAGATAGAGGTAGAGAGATACGAAAGGGTTTTATCACCAAACTGGGATGGGTCATGGTCTCTGTTGACGAATCTCAGATTGAAGTCAGGCTTGCTGCCCACAGTTCGGGAGACAAAACCCTAATCCGAGTCTACTTCAATGAAGAGGACATCTATAGTGACTTCGCCATCACAGCATTCAAGCTGCCGGATAAGCGGTATCGAGATGAGACAGGCTGGCACTACCCCGGCGTAGACAGGATGCTCCACCGCTACCCAGCC